CATAGTTTATTTTTTTACGAACTTCGTCATATTTATTTTGATCAAGCACGTTGTTTATTGCTTCTTCTTCAGCAATTTCAATTGACTGTTTATATGATAATTGCATATGAAGCTCAAGCTCTTCTTTTGATTCTGGTAATTGATCTGCAGGTACGTTTGTTTTAGATACGTTTTTACCTGTTGTTTTTTGAATCATTTGTATACCTTCTTGAGCATACATATCAGTCATTAAATCATCGGCGTATTGAACTTTGTTTCTTAAAGATTCAGGATCTTGAGCAAATGCTTTAATGTCATAGGTTTTTTGTGATATACCGTTTACAACAATGTCTACAAACTTAGAAATAACTGGCACTGGCTTCCAGTCTAAATTTAAATAAGACAAATCACCATTAATAGATAGTTCGTCTTTATATTTTTGTGTTGATTGTTCTCCTCTTGCGTAAAGTCTTAATTGGTGATAATTGTTCCAACTAGTCTGATAGCGATTTTGATTTGTTCTACCTTGATCAAACCATTCTTGCTCAATTGCTCTTGATACTTGAAGGCCATAATCATAGCTGGCTTTTACAGCATCACTAACAACTTGGCTAGGAAAAGAACTATTTGTATTTGTATATACCTTCATTTATTTTATTATTTTAGACAAAGAGCCCGTATTGTCGTATCTTTTAATTCCTAAATCGTAAACTTGTTTTTTAACTGATGCAACTGGAACATATAAATGTTTATTACAAGCCATTATTGCAAGCCCGGAGCTAATAGAGGCATCATGTTTTGTTCTATTATTTATATTAAATTTAGCCCAATCTTCTAATGTTTTTTGAAAATACATATTACCATATCCAGGATTTAAAAACCCAACATTGTTTTCTATGTAAGACTCGATTGCTGCGGCATGCGCTTGTTTAATGTCTTCACTAGAGTTTGGTATACCACCAATTTCTCTTTCTGTAGAAGATAATTTATTATAAACTTTATCAGGCCGATTCATTGCAAAACCTCTGTAACCTCTTCTTTTAAAATGATATAAAAGTCTAGGTTTGTTATTTTCTGCAAGTATTGGCATGCCATAAAAAACACAAGCCATTAAAACATCTTCAAAAAATATCTCAGCTGTTTGTGGTCTTGATATGTACTCTAAAAAAAATTGACTTATAGGTACATCTTCCATCGTAAATTTAGTAAGACCATGTAAAGAACCATTTGATCCTCGACCATCTACTGTTCCTGATATATCATATGGGTCACAACCAAAAGCTCCACAATGCTCGTTTCCTGGATATTTTACTCCATTTTTAACTATTACACGGTTTTGCAGATAATTAGGTGGTACCCAGCTAATTTGAAATCTACCATCTTTATGTGGTACAAATAAAACCCTACTATCTTTTTGCCCGTTTTCCCATTGAAAGCTACCAACAGTAACCATGCTTTTATTATTTACGTCTTCGTTATAATCTATTTGCTCGTAGATTTTTGTAAGATTAAATAATGATTGTTTTGTTTCGTCTCTAAAAGCGTGTTGCTCTGTTCTTGGAAACTGTCTATAAAATTCGTTTAAAGCATCTTGATCTTGCTTTAAACCATCAACTTCGTTTTGCCAGTAATCAATTACACCTATATCTATTTTTGATCCGTCTGGTGCTTCAGCTGGTTCTGGCGGTGTGTCAAATACAGGTGCTCCATAAGCGTCAATATATCCTTCGTAGTTCCATTCCATAGGTATGAACAAAGAATATAGTCCCGAGCGAGTCTGTCCATTGGCGTTTCGTTTAGTAACGTCTGAATCGTAGTATAATTTTTTGAAGTTATCTCCACCTTTATCTAACGCGTTTGACGTGCTTCCCATCATGCATTTACCAATGATTCTTGAACCAAGGCGCAATGTTGTTTTAGTTACACGCCAGTTGTTTAATATGTTGTTTGGTTTTTCCCACTTACCACTTTCATCGTGAACTAATAACTTTAGTTTTTCACCATCGTAAGAGTTATCACCAGTATTTTTCCAGTCAATTGTTGTATCAAGACCTTCTAAGTCTTCAACCTTTTCGTTAGTGTCTAGTTTACGTCTAGTAAATTTTGAAGCAGGCACTCGATATGCTAACTCTGTTTTTGGTCGATCCATACCGTCTTGTATCGGTTTAAAGAAAAACGGATAGTTAACGGATATTGGTACTACTTTGTCAGTAAACATTTTTTTAGCATCAGGACCAGACTTTGATAATATACCATAACGACTGTCGCTAGATATTGTTGCTAAATTAACCACTTCGCCTGAAGCCATAAAAGAAAAACCAGAACGACGGTTTTTAAGGTAACACATACCATAACAACGCGTGTCGGCTTTACAAGCTTCCCAAAATATATAAAACAATCTATTTGCTTCTCTAAAATCTGGCTTACCTACGTCAATTTTACTCCATTGCAAATACATATAGTGAGTTCCAGTTATATAAATTGGCTTACCTTTATTGTAAAACCAAAAACCTTCATCACGGCGCTTAAATTCATTATCAATATAATCGTACCATTTTTCTTGAAACTCCGGAGGATAATCTCTCCAGTCAAAAACAGTTTTTATTTTACTTAATTCTTTTGGGTATTCTGTGTATTCCCACTTATCAGAATCAAACTTGTGTATATTGTTTTCTTTTGGTAAAGCAATAGTTAAACCCTGTATTTTATATATTTCACCTATTTTACCAGTTTTACTAATTACAACTACATCATGGTCTTTATTATATCCATATTCCCATTTATTGTAGCGATTTAGTTTACTAATAACTTTTGGGTTAATATGATCTTTTACGATTTTATATAAACTTTGCTCGTACATTACCTTGATCTTCCTTCGGCAAACCCTTTAAACGTTTTAGATTTTTCTTCTGCTTGTTCTTTAGGTTTGTCATTTAGCATATTTTCTTCTTCTTGTATACGATTAAGTATTTCAAAAGCGTCAAACACTGCTAGCTTTTTAGTAGCGGCAGCATTTTTAAGTCTGTCAGCGGAAATATCATCACCTGAGTCAACGATCTTTTCTTGTGCTACCTTAATTAATTCCTCAACTGCTCTTTGCCCAGCTTGGATTATTTTCAATTTCGTCTCCTTGGTATTCATACTTAATTACAATATCATTTGATTTCATACAATATAACCGCTGGTCATCTACAATAAAATCAAATTCTCCAAAAGGAGTATACCCAACTAAATCACCAGGAGTTATTTTAAGCGCTTCTAAGGACTTATTACCATACTTTAGTATACCAATAAGCTTTCGTTCTTTATCAAGCGTTAGAGAGTCATTGTTTTTTAGTGGCATTATAAAGCATCTGTCACCAAAAGCTTTCCAACTGCCAAAATCACCGTACATGTAAACTTGGTCTAGAGCTACAAAAAACATGTTATCAACAAACATTGATCTACTGTTTTTCTTTTTACCTTTCATATCATAAAAAACTCTAAATACGTTGTGGTGAATAATGACTTTATCACCTACTTTAACGTCTGTTTTAAATGCTAAAGGCACAGCTACAACTTCAGCTATATTATTTACAGATTTAAATGACTCAATTTTAGTATTTAAAACTAATTCTGCATTGCCAACCTTTATTGAATTATCATAACGCTTTTCGTTATAAGGTTTAACAATAAAGTCGTATAAACTTTTCATTAATATTCTAAATCATACTCAACTGAGATAGCCATGTTAGAATTAAATTTCTTCCATGGCATTACCTCAGCATTTTTTTTAATGTAAATATTATATGACGTGTCTTGATTATCAAAAACAATATAAGCAATCTCATGGCCGCCATATACTTGTTGGCCTACGGAATAGTGCATTGCATCGTTCTTATAATCAGATCCGATACTAATTTTCCGTATGTTCGACTGCATTATCTTTATTTTCAATTGGCTTGTACTCGCCGGTCGCTAAATCAATAGTAACCGCTCCATACTCTTGTTCAAGTTCAGTTTTAAACTCTTCAACTGTTCTATTAACTTCAGCGATACGATGAAGAAAACTATGTTTTTCTGCTTCTAGTGCGCCGATGCGATTAATAAGTTCGTTTAAAGCTAACTGTTGTGCATTGAGTTTCTCTAAATGCTGTTCTGAAACAACATTTTCAACTTTCTTTTTTCTTGGCATTTGATTAAATTTAATTGATTAATAATTATTTATTTTTTTTTCGCAAAATCTTTTACCAGACGACCTATAACACTAGTCTGTTGCGCTCTAGGCTGTGTTGATCTTTGCTGTGTTGTTCTTTGCTGCAAAACATTATTAGCGCCGAATGAAGGCACTGTTGGTGCGTTTTTTTCATAGTCAGCATTTGCTTCAAAAACTCTGTTTGCATTAGATACCACAGAACTATCTCTTTTTACCACATCGAAAGCCATATCTTTCAATTTCACAGCGTTTTTAAATTTTGTATTTGCGTTTTTATTTTTAATTTCTTCTCGTATAGTTTGATTAATTTGACCTTGGTTAACATTGCTAATGTTCATGCTATTATTTCTAGCTGCCTCATTCATACTTGGTCTACCTCTTGAAATATTAGTAAAGTCTGTTACTAAACGATTTTTTGAATCGTAAATATCTTTTCCTTTTGTAAAATATTTTTGCTTAAGATTTCCGCCACTTTGTCCTGAGCGAGCTCTTTGTTGAGATTCTGCTGTTATACGTTGCATTCCTAAATTACTTCCAAAACCATCACCCCGCCCAGGTAGACCAGGTATAGTGGCTGAATTATATGCAAACGAGCTTTCTTGACCAGTATCTGGATTTTTATATGGCGATGGGCCTACTAATGGTGCGGGTTCGCCTACGGGTCCAGCGTTATATTTAGGCTGATAGTCGTTAACACTGCGCTCGTAGTTTTTAGCTGGATCTGAGTCTGTTCCGTGACCCGGCTCGCGAAGGTGTGGTCCTTTAACCATAAGTGTTTCAATTTCTTTGCCTCGACCTGTTTTTGG